CAAGTTGTCAGCAAAATGCAAGAAGGTATTGAGCGTAAACCTTGGGGAAAGTATTCCAGTGCATACGGCAGTGTAAAAGAAGCAGCAACAGCTACAACAGACGCAGGGCGCATGGGACCCGCAGGTGTTACAGCTGCTGCTGCACTTGATGCGCTAACAAATGAAACGCGAAAAGATGTTTGGCGTTTTACAAACATGCATCGCATGGTTGGCGACGTTGGTCAATATGTTGGCCCCAGGTTGGGATTAGATAGTCCACTTGCTGGCGCAACCGTAGCTGCAGCAGTACCCGTTGCAATTGGAATGTTAAGCGGTCAAGTTGGTCCTCTACACAAAGGACTTCGTCCTGCTGGATATAAAGCAGTTGCACCCGTTTCAAAAGAAGAAGACCCCTCTGGTAAAACACCAATCTCTCCAGCAAGTGAAGCAGCTATGCGGTATTTGCTAGGACAAAAAAGTCAACTACTTGCCTACAAAGATTTCAAAGAAGAACGCCCTGACGTTCTTCCATCTACATACTCAGCTTATCGTCGTTACGAAAGGATGAAGCCAGAGGCTGGTCAATTCTTTTCTATTGATCCAGAAACACAATCTTTTTCCGCTTTAGGTGGTGCAATAAAAGGAACTGCACGCGGTTTAAATGATCCAGAACTCAGGATTAAAGGTGTACCAATTACCGCAAGCGCCGCACTTGGAACTGCTGCAGGGCTCGGTGCAATTAAAGGATTATCAAAAACGCTAAGTCCTTCAATTGAACTTGCAACTGGATCCAGAGAAGAACTTATTTCTAGGGTTCCTTCTATCGGAGAAAAAGTAGCAGAAAAACTTGGTAAACATACAGACACTGCTTTATTAGCTGCTGGAGCAGCAACCGCTACTGCTGTTGGTATGGCAGCTAAAAAAGTTTTTGAAAAAGCAGCAGAACGTCGTGTCAAAAAAGAAGATCCAATAGAATACTTGAGGTATAAACACGGGTCCTTCCAAGAAGCCGCTGAAGCCCTGGGCCAACCTAACGCACAAAGCTGGCAGCAATTAACTCCTTACGTAAAATAAAATGGCTAGCACGTTTTTTAAAACAGACGATTACATTTATAAACCAGAAGGGAGCTTCTCTGGTGACTTTGGTTCGTCAAACTATAAGTATTCCTCCAAAGACGAAGGCAGCGGCAACAAATGGAAAGATGCTTTTAATTTGGCCGGTAAATATTTGCAAAATAGTTCTTATGGCGATGTAAACAGATACAGAGAAGCGGCAAAAACTTCTTTTGGAGATTCTAAATCTGGTGGCGCATTTAGTTTGTCTGATGGATTAAATGTTGTCTACCCACAACAACAAGCACCACTGTATGTTCCAGGAGTCGAAGGCAAACGCGGTCTTGGTGGAACAATTGGCGGCCTAGTAGGCACTATTGGTGGCGCTTTAATTGGAGGTCCAGCCGGAGCTGCTCTTGGAGGTTCTATTGGCAGTGGAGTAGGCGGTTTATTTTAACTAAAGCGTATTTCATTTAAAATAACAAACAAGAGGATTTAAATTATGCTGCCTGCTTTACTTGGTGCTGGAAGGTTTGCCATGCAGGCACTTCCATATGTAACCGCTGCAATGGGTGCAGCCCCCGGATTAAAAGAAGGTGATCTAGGTAAAGCAGCGCTTGGCGCTGGTCTTGGTTATTTTGGTGGTGGTCTTGGCAGCAAAGGAATTAAAGGTGTTACAGAAAAAGCAGCAGGTCGCTTTGCTGTTCCTTTAACAGGACCTGCAGGGGCAGCATTTGCTGGCACCCAGGCAGGACAGTTAATGTCCACACTTGGCAGCGCAGCTAAAATCGGAATTCCCCTTGCTGGTGCAGCCGCAGCAGTTCCCCTTATTGGTGGATTAGCAAGTGCCGCATCAGGCCCAACCGCAAACATTGCTGGTGGTGCAGGTAGGGCAGCCCTTGGCGCCGCTGGCTTAGGACGCACAGCAACATTCAAACCAGAAGAACTTGGCGGTGGCCCACAGTATCCAACTGGTGCTGCTCCTGACATCAGCCAATATGGGTACCCTGGTCTTGTTACGCAACAAAACCCCCTTGGTCCTTGGCAAGCCAATATCCAATATCAAAAACAACTTCAAGATCTCGAAAACCAAAACATTCGCAGTCTTGCCAACTACCAGCTTCGAGCTGCTGATGAAGTTAAACGCCGCGACTTCCAGCGCAATGCTGCCGCTGCACAAATGAGCACCATGTTGGCCACTAATTCCCAGATGCAGCTGCAAGGCCAACAAATTGCTGGTGCACAAGCCGGACAAGCCCTGGCTAACATTGGTCAAATTGCTGGCACTCAGTATCGCTATCTCTGATAATGGCAAACTTTTCTACGCCATCTCGGGAAGCCTCTTCTCGTCTAGGTAGTAGCGATACCTGGAAAAAATATTTCCCTGGGCTTGCAACCGGAGCGCCCCCAATTAATTACGCATTTCAACCATCCGGAAATCAACTTCCTCCGTTTAAAGGGATTGATTTTGCTACTGGTAAAACCGTTGACTTGGGAAAATATGCTTATGCCAGTCCTGAACCCCTGTCTAACGAATTAACTCCTCCAGCATATTCAACAGAAGCTAGCCCCTACAAAGAAGGCGACCTTGATCGTCTTTACGATAAATACAGGAACATTGCTCGTGAGCAAAGGGCAGAAGACTATGCCTATAACATGGCAATGCTCGACCCCTTGCAAAATCGTGTTTTAGAAACAGCGTACAAAACTCGCCAGTGGGATCTTGCTAACCGCATGGCAGGAGAACGGTTCCTGCAAAACCTTCCTAATGCCCTTGCCGAAAGAAGCGCCTTAGCACAAGGTCAACTAGCACAAGCATCAGGTAGCTTTGCTACTGAACTTGGTGCTGTTTCTGACGCAGCTTACAAAGCGGCGATGGCACAGGCACAAGGTTTTGCCCCTCGTGGCAGAGCAGCCTGATTATAATACTTTTAAATAAGAACTGACAATGGGAAAAAAGAAAGCGCCGCCGCCCCCCGCAGTTGTTTACAATCCGCCGCCGCCGCCCCCAACGGTCGTTCCAGTTCGCTCGCAAGCTGTTCGAACTCAAAGTCAACTTGACGAAGTAGCTGGAGCCCAACAACGTTTAAACATGGAGTTAGGCGCTCAATTAGATCGAACAAATAGCGAGTTTTTTACTGGTCAAGATATTCGCCGTACTCAAGCTGCTGGTGCTGAACAGCGTTTAAGCTATGCAGCGGCTGGTGAGCAAGAGCGTCTTACTCAAGCTCAAATGTATGCCGGAGAAACCGGATTAATTGGTGCACGTGGCGAACAAGAACGTGCGACTCAACGTGAAAGATATGCCGGAGAAACTGGATTAATTGGCGCACGTGGCGAACAAGACCGCCTCACTCAACGTGAAATGTATGTAGGTGAGACTGGTTTGATCGGCGCACGTGGTGAACAAGACCGCGCAACTACTCGTGTTGCAGGAGAAGAAGAGCGCAAAGGTATTGAAACCAGTGGATACCAACAACGTTTGGGATATGCAACAGTCGGTGAGCAAGAGCGACTCACGCAAGCTGAGCGTTATGGCGGAGAAGAACGTCTGCAAGCGCAACGCTACGGTGGAGAAGAACGTTTAATCGGAGCACGGGGTGAGCAAGAACGCTTCACGACTCGCGTCGCTGGAGAAGAGCAGCGCAGAGGAATTGAAACAACAGGTCGTGAACAGCGCACAACTGATCTGCAACAAGAGATGTTTAGGCGCTATAAAGAGAACAGGGATTACGAACAGGCGCAAAGCCAGTACCGTTCATGAAGATTTGGATTCAAGGTTTAACCGACAAAGACCGCGAATCCTTTCTTGCATTCTGTAAACGAAGCCTTTCTCCAATTCAGATGTACCTGTATGCCCGCTTTCTCGGGTTTACAGGTAGCATCGTAGATTGCGATGAGTGGTCGCAAAAAGAATACAAGAAAAGGAATTTTAACGCCATTCTGGAAGACGAAATTGATTCCATGCAAAACGATATTGCCAAGCTCCGCGAAGCAATCGACATGGGCATGGTCAAGCAAGATATGGGCACCTCCAGGATTGCAATGCTGCAAAAAGAGTTACGCGGTTCAATCAAGCAATTAAACGATGAAAAAATACTCATGGACAAACAAGGCCTGATCCTTGCTGGTGCGGACCGGGCATTGCGTGAGATGCTATCCATCTTTCGGGATGACCCGATCGAAGGCCCTCTCCAAGAAGCATCCATGGGTGTGTGGACCAAAATCCTGTCAGAAGAGTCCTAAGGATTTATAGGCTATGCTACGGGCATGGCAGGGACCAACATCTATTCCGTTTATCGACGCACTGCGCGTGCAGCGGCGCAACAACGAGTTGTTAAAAAAACAACTAACATCGATGTAGAAAGGGCGCGGACAGATTTTGCATACTTCTGTGATGTTGTAGGTGATAAACCTCCGGCCACACACCACAAAGAGTGGCATCGTTATCTTTGCACAGGAGAAAGCACTGAATGTTTGATTGGAATCGGCGGCCCAAACATTGACATTCTGGCGCCACGTGGTTCAGCAAAATCGACCATCCTCGGCCTTTATACTGCGTGGGCAGTTGGTGTTCACGCGCTAAATAAAAAACCATTAAAAATTCTTTATATTTCTTACACCGTTGATGTTGCGCGTCCCAAAAGCGCAGCCATTAAACGCATCATTGAAGAAAGCAAAGCATACAAAGAAGTTTTCCCGATGGTGAAAATTGCCAAAGGGATTAACTCCAACGAGTACTGGAGTATTGATTGGAAGTTTGCAGGCATTAAATCTACTGGTGAAGAAGAATTCACTGTCTGCTGCGCTGGTCTCAAGGGTGCCGTGACCTCTAAGCGCAGCCATCTTTGCATCATTGATGACGCTATTAAGTCGGCAGATGATATCAAAAACCGCGACATCCGCGCAGCTATGGAAGACAACTGGAACTCGGTTATTGTCCCAACCATGTTCGAAGGCGGACGCGCCATCTGTCTCGGCACCAGATTCAGACACGACGATATTCACAACTCAACATTTACTCCAGCCAACGACTGGGTGCAAATTGTTCAATCAGCAATCAGCGTTGATGAGCACGGCGATGAAACTTCCTACTGGCCAGAGATGTGGTCACTGGAGTATCTGCAAGATCGCCGTCGTCAAGCGCCAATTGCTTTTAGCTTCCAGTACCAAAACCAAATTGTCCAAACCAGTGAGCTGTCGCTGTCGCCAGATCTGATTGTTAAAGGGACTATTGCAACTCAGTTCGACACCCTGGGCGTCGGCGTTGATTTGTCAGCTGGCGTACGGGAACGCAACGACTACACAGTCTTTGTAATGGGTGGTCGCATTGGTGACAAGATCCACATTATTGATTGCAAACGTTTGCGAATTATGGGTAACCTAGAAAAACTGGAAGCCCTAATGGAAATGATGGAAGAATGGGGCGTTGTCCACAAAGACAAAAGCCAATATTTTCCAACAGGCAGTCACATTGATATTTGGTCAGAAGCCGTCGCCTATCAAGCATCCCTGGAGGCAGACTTTAAACGCATCTGCCTAGGTGAGCACGGACTTTACAACATGAACTGGCATGCCGTAAAAGGCTTCCGTGGTGACAAAGTTGCGCGTTTCAGAGGAATCATGGGTCTTTTCGAACAGAGAAAGATAATTTTTAACAAATACAGGAAATTTGCCGCCTTAACAGATGAGATTGTAAACTTTGGTGTGAGCTCTCACGATGACTGTGTCGACGCATTAATTTGGTTGTGTACTGGATTAATGACCAGAGGCGCACTGCAGTTAGAGTATTGACGATTTAAACTAAAGAAATCACCTTCATAATGTCTACCAGCTA